AATTAAACGCTTACTAATCGCTATAGTCTGCGGGCTGGTAGCTATAATTTCAGCCGACCTTGCCCGGCAATTGGCAGGTATGAAATCGCCAAAAATAAAAGTCTATAGATATAGAGAGGCATTGCAAAAGATCGCATGTCTTGACTGCGAACATCACTTTAAATCGTGTACCTGCTGGAGCTGGCACGGAATAACAAAAATAGCACAAAGAGCATTAGACGGAGATGAATAATGATATCTCAAAACGAAAAGATACTACGATTCCTACAGTCAGGCGGCAGAATTACTTCGTTAATGTCCTACGAACTTTGGGGCTGTACTCGGTTAGCTTCACGAATTCACGACCTTAAAACGGCGGGACATCTTATTAAGAGTGAAACGATAACCGTCAAGAATAGATACGGCCAGGGTAACATAACCGTATCTGAATACCGGCTGGAAAAAGTCGGACAACAAAAACTAATATTTTAACAGGAGAAAGAGAATGGCAAAAGAAACGCAACAGGAGAGAGTGGGGTTGTTTCTACTGAATGGAACACGTGACGAAAAGTGGTTAATTAAGAGAGCGTACCATATTTCAGCCGGTCAAGAAACACCGAACAAAGACAATGTAACTCAAAATGATTTTTTGATGGGCGTGATACTAAAAGAATGCAATAAAATTATTAAGAAGGGAAAGTAACATGGAAAAGGAAATAAAAATGGCTGCTCAATTTATTTTTGATAACGCAGAAGAAATTGCAAAGTGGCTTAACCGCAAAGACATATACCGAACCGTAAATATTGATTTTGCTAAACATTATACAGGGAATGTTGAGGTTGAACTTAAGATATACGACGAACAAGGAACGCATAAGTTCCTGAAAAACAAAGAAATTACTATTGAGACTTTCCTAGAGATATGCCATGAGCTTGATAGGGAAGTGGGCATCATAGCTTTAGCACCACAGCCGGAATTAAGAGAGAAACTTTAACAATCACTTATTAAAAAAGGATGAGACCATGAGGATTATCGGGAAAATGCAAGGAAATGATAGAATTGTTACCTGTACAGTAGGCGAACTTAATGATTTACAATGGATGGAAGGGAAATCGTACGGCGATAGGAAGGACGATGTCGGGCTATCAATAAACTTATCTGTTGTTAGAAGTGCCATTGAATCTGTTCAAGAGATGCGTAAATTTAAGAAAGAAATTAAGAGTATGATGGCGAAATTTAAGAAGTTGGCAGAGCTTCTTGATGATCGAGAAGATATGGACAAAAAATAACCTAACGTAACGATAAATTATTAAGAAAGGGAAAAAATGGAAACACAAAACGACATTGTAGAAGCAACACCAGTAGAATCACCATCGACAGAGATAGCACAAATAACCAGTGTAGGTGATGCAGATGCACTTCTGATTCAAGCAGAACGTATAGCTGTTCTTGCACCAAGAATCAAGAAAGCTCGCGACATGGTACTGGCAAGCCAGACTTATGCTGAAGACTGGGTTGAATTTAACGGCTATATGTGCCTAAAGTCTGCTGGGGCTGAGCGGGTTGGTACTCTTTTCGACATTAAGTTTTTCGAGACTGCCGACAAAAAAGAGGAATTCACAGACTCACTGGGCAAGGGTTATCGCTACGTTTGCAATACAAAAGCGACTATGGGCAATCGTGTCGTTGCGGCAAAGGGTATCTATTCTACCAGAGATAAGCTTTTAGGCCGGGCAAAAGGCGAATACAAAGCGTTAGAAGATATACCGGAAAACTCGATACAGATGGCGGCATTTCATATCGCATGCGGAAATGCGATAAAAGCATTACTCGGCTTGCGGGGAATTCCTGTTGCCGAGTGGAATAAGATCATGGGCAAGCTCGGCAAAGACTCTAAGGCTGCTGGGAGTGCAACTTTCACAAATGGATCTAAAGGTGGAACCGCTAAAGGTGACAGTGAACACCAAAAAGAGCTTGCAGAAAAGCTGATCGAAATGGCTAACGGTAATACTATTATAGTATACAATGACGAAACAAAAGACGTAGAGAACGAGGAAAACGAGTTTTCTGCCAGCGATCCTATCGCCGCTGCAAAATTAAGCTGTATTGCTGTATCAAGTTTTTACAGCAAAAAGGACGACAAAACGGTACAAGGCAAAGAATCGGCCAAGCTATTAAAGGGCAAATGGCTCAATAGTTCGCTTGCCAAGGTACGCAAGCAGTATGATTTGTTTAAGAATGGAGAGTAAAAAAATGAATAGCATAGCAAAAACACAAATAAGCGTAAAGCCAATACGCAATGCGATGGTTGACGATTGTTTAACCGAATCTGTTATTTTGGCACTAAAAACAAATACTATTGTTGTATTAACATACGAAACTAAAAATTATACAATAAACCCAGTAATCGTTGGTAATGCTATTACGGAAAGTGATGTGACAAATGAAGATTAACCTAAAGGAAGCAATCAGTAAATTTTTAGCGACAAAGAAAAAGGTATTTCCTTGCCACGTTAACCGCATAAGCTCGATGGATGATAACTGCCTGCGGCGGCTATATTACAAACGGACGGCGTGGGATAAGGTTGCACCGACTAACGATTTCCTGCAAGGTATATTTGAGACTGGCAATACGCTTGAGCCGGTTATCGAGCGTATGGTGTCGGAGCTTGGCGATTACTCTGACCCTAATTTTCGCATCGTAGGAACGCAGGTTACGACTAATGATAAGATGCTCGACCGCTACAAAATATCAGGAACGATTGACGGTTTTTTGCAGGTCAAGGACGGCAACCAGTGGGTTACGCAAGGCGTAATTGACATAAAAACCTGTTCACCGAATATATTTCCTCGCATAAACAGCTACGATGATTTGAGCAAATACCCCTGGACGCGGAAATACAGAGGGCAGTTAATGCTTTACGCTCTGGCCCATAACCTGCCGATGTGCTATATATTGTTTGTAAACAAAGGCCAACTTTACGATATGAAACTAATCGAGTTTCCGCTTGATTTCGATTACGCTGAGGGGCTTTTAAACAAGGCAGAAGCGGTCAACCTTGCAGTTGATAGTAATACGCCACCTGATAAACTTAACGACCCTGACGAGTGCCCACGGTGCGAATACGCCCATATATGCCACCCTGAGTATTCGACCGGCGGCAATTTAGAGATTGTATCGAATGACGAGCTTGAAGCGATACTGGAACGGCTAACCGAACTGGAACCGGCAACCGCCGAGGCTAAAGAGTTAACGAAACAGCGGGATGTGTTGATGGTCAAAGGTCAAGATATGGCAATCGGACGGTTCTTGGTAGTATGGAAGCACATCGAGGGCAACCGTAAACCTTCACTTGGTGGCCCATTCGAGCAATGGCGTAAGAAAATAGTAGCTGGATAATTTTTTTATTTTTCACTTTACAGGTTTTAATTGTCGGTATATAATAGCAAATATGGATTTGGAAGGTCTTTATTGTTGGTTTGTTGCAAACGCTATTACTTGCCGGGGAATTTATAGGCTGTCCGTTGTTATAGGGAGCACTCCCTATACCTTCCGAGCGGGCAGCTTTTTCTTTCAAAAAGGAATAAAATGGCCGAGATAAACATTAAGTATATTCAGCTTGAGCCTGCCGCATTTTTGACCGATATTGACTTTCAAATGATGGACGCAGAGCAACGCGGGGTCTATTGTTCGGTCATATTTTACCTGTATTGCAATAACGGCGAAATCGATTTGGGCGATAACAGTGCTATAACGCTGTTATCAAATAGCACAAATAGGCTTGCGGTTATTTCAAGCTACCAAAAGACAGGGGTAGAATGGCAGGCGTTATGGGGCAAAATCGCTCATAAATTCCAAATAAACGGGAAAATACTGACCCATAAGAGGGTTGCTGTGGAAATCAAGCGAGCCAAAAAATACAAAGAAAACAAGGTAAAAGCAGGCAAAAAAGCGATGAAAAAACGCTGGGGCGATAACAGACCCTTAACTAAGGTAAGTAAAGTAAAGGTAAGTAAAGTAAATAAAGAAAAGAATATACATATGGAATTTGTGTTTTTGACTGCCGAAGAATACCAAAAACTGATTGATAAATTCGGAGAAAAACAGACGCTCGAAAAGATTACAGAGCTTAATGATGGGATCGGCAGTAAGGGCTATAAATATAAATCTCACTATCACACAATTTTAAGTTGGGATAGAAAAAATGGAAAATCAGAACCAAACCAAAGAAAAAGACCCATCACCTCCAGTGAAGCTGTCGGATGTCTTGAAAAGCACTTTGTCCGATAGGTGCAAACATTGCGGCGTTTATCTGAGAGTGATTGACAAACAATGGTGCCAGAGGTGTGTTGATTTATGGCGGCGAAAAAAAGATATTGCCAATAAACCAAGAACTGTTGCAAGGCGGCTAATCGACATGGTCGATGCTCAATATGTAGAGGCCGATATTGAAAAAATACAACAACCGTACCGGCAACAGCTAATCGACTCAGGCAACCAAGATGTATTTATTTGGGGTGATGTAGGCGTTGGTAAGACCTATGCAATGGCAGCGCTGGCAAAGCACTATTTGTGTGATGGCTACGAATGTAAATGGTTGAACTTCGATACATTTTGCAGCCGGGTCAGGTCAACTTGGAATAACAATTCACGCATTACAGAATACGAACTGATCGAGCAGATCGCGGCAGTTGATAAAATCTTTATCGACGATATTGGATTGAGATCAAAGCAAGAGACAGACTTTGCGTATGTAACTTTTTACAGTATTATAAACAAACGGCAAGGCCGAAAACTCCAAACAATAATATCAACCAATAAGAATATAGATCAGCTTGCCGGTGCGTTCGATTACAGAATTGCAAGCCGACTGAGTACGGCTATAAATATTCATATAGATGGAAGCGATAGGAGATTGACGAATGATATTTAAGTCCGCTGGAAGTCGAACCGTTCGGCGAATTAAAATATTACTGGTAGTAATAAACTCAAAGTGCCAGCGGGCTTATTTTTACAAGTTAATACGGGGCGACCGGTGTGGGCTTGAGCATTGAGCGGGTTAGAATCCCGCCCGCCCCAGTTCAACCGAGGCGAGAAAATTGAGGCCGTAATCCTCGGTAAAGCGTGCCTGCCGTGTTGTAAGACATGCGGTCGCAAAAACAGCGATAAGTTTGACAGGCCGGAGAGACGGCCATTTTAAAAGTTAATACAGGGCAGTGGCGGAAGTGAGCTAATTAGTGAAACGTCAGACAGCGGACTATTGTCGTTGGGAGTAGTGAAAAGCTAACAAGACGCAAAGTTACAGAGACTTGCAAATTCTCTGTTGCAGGTGGCTTATTATTAAAGCCTGAAGCCGAAGACTATGAGATGCACTTGCGGGTATCCAATCCCGCCTGCCCTGTTTTTTAGAAAGGAATGAAAATGAAAGATTCAGTGGTAGGAATTATTATCGGCGTTTTGATGTTAATCACCCTGCTTAGTTTTTTTGATGAGCCACAAGTTAGCAACGACATTCCAAGCCTGCAAGATATACAGCGTAGGCTCGGCGTTAAGGCTGACGGTAAGTATGGCCCGGAAACACAGGAGGCATGGGATAAAGCCTGCGGGAACCAGTACGGCGTAAAATATCAACTCCAAGCGGAGGGTGAATAATGAGAAGAGAAAAGGTTTATTACAAAGTATGGATAAGGTGTACAAACTGCAATACGGTAACGGCGACAGAAGTCCCAATTGGGAAGATAGCCAACGAATTTTTAAAAGAAATGTTGTGTGATTATTGCGCATGTAAAACCTGTGTTTCTACGGGAAGGTATAAATGCTAAATTTTGGACACGTACAAAGGCACACTGAAAGCGGAGGCTGCAAAATGAATGATATAAAATTCAGAGTTTGGTTTTGTGAAAGCAAACTAATGTCGAGTCCTGTATCTATCGAAGAATTACTTTTTGAGGATGGACACTATTTTGATTGGCGTGGCATAAAAGACTTCGGCCAGTCTGTTGTAATTATGCAGTACACCGACCTGACAGACAAGAACGGCGTTGAGATATACGAGGGGGATATATTACATATACCAGCAACAACATTACCAAAAGGTGAAGGTGGTTATGTTCAAAGCGAACACAATTACTTAGTATCTTGGGACAAGCTAACAGATGGAACGTATGCTGAAAGCTATTATTCTGGTTTTAGATTACCAATTGGCAATGCAACTTTTTCAGATATTGAAGTCATCGGCAACATTCACGAAAACCAAGAGCTTGTGGAGGCAGACAATGCGAAGTAAATGGGGAAACGTAATAACCAAAGCGGTAATCGGTGGTCAACCCTATACGTTTAGATCGAAGCTTGAGTTCCGCTGGGCTAAATATCTGCAATTCCTAAAAGATGGGGGCGTGATTAAAGAATGGGAATTCGAGAGCCGGGCGTGCAGGTTCTACTTCCCGAACGAAAAGACCGCACCGGTTAACTACCTGATAGACTTTAGAACCGTATGGGACACCGGCGATATATACTACGAATGCAAAGGGCACTTGACCGGCAAAGACAATTCAAAGTTTAAGCGTATGAAAAAACACCACCCGGAATTTAACCTGGTGCTGGTGTTCGCCAACAAACCAAAAGCGTCCAGAAGATTAGATATTGCAAGAAAATATGTAGATGGTATATTGTATGCCAATAGCATTTTCAGGAAAGTTGGATTTATGAAGGGGCTAAAATGACAGACCAACCAACAGTACATTGCAGCCATGATAAGATTGTAGATATCGGCGAGCTAATACCTAACCCACGCAACCCGAACAAACACAACGCCGGGCAGGTAACTAAACTGGCTCTGTTAATCAAGTACCACGGATGGCGACACCCGATAACGGTTAGCAACCGAAGCGGCTTTATCGTAGCTGGACACGCCCGGTTGATGGCGGCTCAAAACTTAGGGCTTGAAACCGTCCCTGTAGATTACCAAGACTACGAAAGCGAAGCAGAAGAATGGGCGGTCTTAATTGCCGACAACGCTATACAAGAATTCAGCGAAATAGATGGCTTGAAGATGGCTGACTTGCTGGTAGAACTCGACGAATTCAATTACAATCTTGACTTAACGGCTCTTGATAAGATTCAGATTGATGATTACGTGCTTGGGCCGACCGGCGACCCCGGCCTGACTGACCCGGACGCAGTACCAGAGCCACCGAAAGAGGCGATAACCAAGACCGGCAACCTTTGGTTGCTCGGAAACCATAGGCTTTTGTGCGGCGATAGCACGAAAAAAGAAGATGTCGAGAAGCTGATGGATGGGGAAAAAGCGGATATGGTTTTTACTGATCCGCCGTACAATGTCAGCATAGGGACGATCAAACACCCGAAATTCAAGCAGCGAGAGATTGAAAATGATTCTATGACGGACGAGGAATATACGAAGTTTTCTCAGAAAATAGCCGAATCGCTAAAGGCTATCTGTGACGGCTGTATTTATGTATGTGGGGCACAACACAAGGATGGCTGTATTTTATTCACAGAACTTGATAGATTGTTGCATACCAGCACCACGATTATTTGGGTAAAAGACGTGTTTACGCTCGGTCGGGGGAAATACCAGAACAAATACGAACCAATCTGGTTTGGGTGGGGCGTTGACGGTACGAAATTCACGGAGGCACGAAACTTAACGAATGTCTGGGAATACGCCCGGCCAAAATCTTCCGAATTACACCCTACAATGAAACCGGTCGAGCTAATACAAAACGCAATAAATCATGCTTCACTGAAAGATGACTTGGTTTGCGACCCATTTCTCGGCTCCGGCTCCACGCTAATCGCCTGCGAAAAGTTAAACCGTAAGTGCTTTGGGATGGAAATCGATGAGATATATTGCGATGTGATATGTAAAAGGTTTTCTGAATATAGCGGAAAGGATGTTTATGTTGTTAGAGACGGACATAAAAAGAAAATCGCGTTTTGATAACCGACACGGTGGCAACAGGAGACCACAGACATTTAGGCTTTTCAACTATTTTAGATTTATTTCTCGGCTCTGGCTCCAGACATTTAGGCTTTGCTTCTATTGCGGAATAAGGTTTGGGCCAATTAACAGGCTAAAAAGGAAGTGTACAACTAAGGCCAGATCGGCACAATCTCTGGTTGCGTATCATGTCAACGCTGGGAACATTGTTAAGCCCAGTATCTGCGAAGACTGCGGGGCAACTGATAAGAAGATTGAGGCGGCTCATTACAACTACTACGAGCCTTTAAAGGTTAAGTGGCTATGTAGAAGCTGTCATGCGAAGTGGGATTTCAAGGAACCGAAGGGTGGAACTTGCTAAATCAGGCTGAAATCAAAACGCTTTGCCGGGTACAGTCGCCTGAATTGAAAAATTGGTACGAATATACGCAGAAAAATACAACGGCTTAGAATCAAAGCAGGACGGCTTAAACGAGAAAACAGCATTTTAAGGCTAAAAACAAATGACAGTACCGCTAACAGCAGAAAAAATCGCCGAAATTGAAGCAGAATATATGAAAAACCCCCGTGCTAGGATTGTAGCTAAAGTATGTAGTGTTTCCGAGGGTGTAATCTATAAATACGCTAGGCGGGGTAAGTGGAAACAAAGATACCAGGACATACAACAGCGGACGGCTAAGCGAGTAGATACCAAACGAACTCAGCTGGCTGTTGACAGTAAAAATAGACAGCTTGCACAGGCACAGTTATTACAGGCTGGCGGCATATCAGGCATAAGAGATAGAGGGCAAGTCACGCAGAACTACCGGGAATCAATGGACAGTATCGTCGCTGGTGTAAAGATGGAGCGTGAAATTACGGGGCAGGACACGACCAATATTGTTGTAACAATCGCCCTGCCGGGCGGCATGAAATTGGAAGATTTCGAGTGAAAGGGCCAAGATGACCTGCGACATATGCGGTAAAGAATGTAATGCTTGGATTGAGATTAGAATACTAGGTAGACCAAGGATAGTTTGCATGGATTGTTTCATTCAGGCGGAATTGGAGCTTGAAAGAGAAGGAATTGTGTCGGATGAATAACGAAGTTACGGTATTAGAGACGACGGTTTTTTATCCTGCATATTGTATTGATTGCCACAAGAACTTTTTTGACAAAGGTGGGGACCGATGTCCATATTGTAGTAGCGATAAAGTGAATTCATCGAATAACACGCAAAGAGCTAACAAGATATGAGTCGGTGGCGTCATCAGTATTTAACAAACAAGTAGTTTAATTGAAAGGAAAGTGATTATGAGTAAACCAGAAACCATTAGAATTGATAATGTTGAGTATGTGCGAAAGTCATCGGTGCTATCTGTAGTTGGAGATACAAAAATTGTAGTTCTCCAGCGTGGATGGGTGATGGTTGGGAGATTTGAAAGAAATGGTTCTGATTGCAAGCTACACAATGCTGCCAATATCCGTAAATGGGGAACAACAAAAGGATTGGGTGAGATTGCTCTTGGTGGCCCGACCAGCGATACAAAACTTGATAAGACTCACGGCTTGGTGCAGTTTGATTACCTAACTGTTGTGCTTACGATAGATTGCGAGGAATCAAAGTGGAAAAACGAACTATAAATTTCGACTTAACATTTACGTCGTTAGGTTACGGTTACGGTGACGGTTACGGTGGCGGTTACGGTGACGGTGGCGGTGACGGTGGCGGTTACGGTTACGGTTACGGTGACGGTAACGGTGACGGTAACGGTTACGGTTACGGTGACGGTGGCGGTGACGGTGGCGGTTACGGTTACGGTGACGGTTACGGTGACGGTCACTAATTGGCTATGTAGTTGAAATTTGGCTACGAGAACAAGATATGAGTCGGTGGAGGGTGGCATCGGCTTAAAAGGAAAGGTTTAATATGGAAAAGAAAATAACATATTACAAATCAATGGCGTATAAATATGCAGAAGCAGCTAGAAGGCTTCAATTGCATGCTAAGTTCCAAGAAAAGATTTTTAACACTACTGAAAAATTGCTTTGTGGATTAACGTCTACTGAATATGGAGCAGATAGCACTAATTCTGTGTCATTAGAAGAAATAAAACATATAAGTGACAATTTTGGTAAAGATTTCATAGATCAACACACTTTAATTATTACCACTTATAGCATTTATGCGCGAATGAAAAATTATTGTGATGAAATAAATGTAAACAATTTTACTGACAGGCAACTCTTAACTGGTCAAGTATATAATTTTTGTGGAATACAAGTAAAGACATATGCCAGCGATACTCTTGCCAAGATTGCTGCATTAGTAAGCAAAGAATACGGATTTAAACCAATATTGGTTTTGGAATAAAAAGAACTAACAAGGTATGAGTCGGTGGTAGGGCGGCATCGTGTCGCCCTCATCGGCTGGAAAGAAAGGGAATAAAATGGGAATAGTGCGAGATAGCATGGTAAAACAAATAAATGCAGGTATAGATTATTATGGCCCAACAGATATGGCCAATTTGATTTCTGAAGCAGCAAAAGAAATCAAACAGCTCCAAACCAAAAATAACGAGTTAATAGGTTTGTTGAGTGTAGCTAAATGTCCTAATTGTGGTGGTTTTGGTAGTTATGCTGTGCCACCAAATGGTGATTGTGAACCTTGTCAATGGTGTTATTGTGTTAAACAAGAGATTAAAAAAGTCCTGGAAGGCGGGGAAAAATGAGTATCGAAAGTGACATGTCTAAAAATGAAGAAGAAATAGCACTTGCTTTTGCTGACTCAATGACATGGCATAACCCGCAACTCTGTTACATTCTTGACCCAAAAACTCTTAACTCGTCCTTAATTGGTCGTAGACTGCATAAAATGATAATAATAGCAAAAGCAGAAAAAAACGAACAGTCAGCAGCCAACCGAGGCTCTCTAATGGCAGGCATAAAAAAAACTAATGAGAAGATTTTAAAAGCCCTGAAAGGAAGTGAGTGAAATGTTTAAATGTGATATTTGTGGAAAACATATTGAATGTGATGAAGTATGTATAATTTGTTATACGTTCCTTGAAAAGCAAGTCTCGCAGCTCCAAGACGAGAATGAGAGGCTGAAAGAACTAATATTATCAGCAAAAGATGGATTGACTTATATTGGTTCTGTTTACAGCGGTTGCAGCACAAGTAAAAAGGTTGAGCGATTACTATATAAGGCATTAGTAGTCTTCCAGCCCTTACGCAAATGGATTAACACTTACAATGAAGCCCTGAAAGGGGGTGTAAAATGAGTAAAGCACAAATAGATATTTTATCAGATTATATTATGGGTAATATCGAAGATGAACCGTCGAAAAGCGAGGGAGCAGGTGATACGGCTATTCGTATTATCGAGCAACTCCAAGCCGAGAATGACATGTATTTTCAGCTTGAGGACAATAATTGGGATTTAAGATGTGAAGATGCCCCTACTGGTGGGGATGACCTTGACATCTTGTGGAAAGTGATTGAGCATTACCAAACAAAACCACATGATAGAGTAATAGGTCAAGGTCATACTGTTAAAGATGCACTTAAACAAGCCCTGAAGGGCGGTGGAAAATGAGTAAACAAATAAACACGGCTATTGAAGCTTTAAGTGGCGTAATCGAATTAGTGATACTTGGTTATGATGCCGAGGCAATGGCGGATGACATTAAAATTAAACAACTCCAAACTAAGAATGACACACTGAGGACAGCTTTAACTGAAACACGAAAATTATGGGGCATAATACACGGTCAATATAAATCTGGACAACATTGTGTCACTAATGATGCGGCACGTATAATCGACAAATCCCTGAAAGAAGGTGAAAAATGAAAGCGTATATAGCATTAAGTCTTCAAAAGAACGTAGAATTTAATGGCCACCAATGGCCAATAGGTGGTCTTGGAGTTGTTGGTTGTCTGGCAGTTTTTAAGACCAAAACCGCAGCAAGAAAAATGTTCGGCAAAGATGTTGATTTGCAACAAATAGAAACCACACGGAAGGATGTGTAAAATGAAACATTTACTGGTATTCTTAATCCTACTGGTCATATTGAGTAGTCCGGCATTAGCAAGATGCCGGTACGTTAAGCGATACGCTTGGTCTAATGCCCGGAATAGCAGGGTCATTAAGACACGCAGGGCACGTTACCGCAGGCGGCAGTTACGCCGGGATATCATGGAAGGCAGGATTTATCGTCGCAGGCGTTTGGATATGCGGAGCCGGGAGCAGTGGATTGAACATAGATTCGATTGGGTTGATAAGCGTAAATGTGGAAGGGATCGATAAAATGGCAAAAGGTGGTATTATTACGTTTGGTTGCGATTTTCCAAAAGACGTTAAAGCGGCAATAAATAAAAAAACTAAGGAGAATGAAATGGCACAATGTATATCGGGACAAAACCCGCAATTGGTTAAATCATTAGTGGACAATAAAATTGTACCAGATTTATGTCGGAGAATTATCATCGACATAAATTACGAAAATGTAGTCACTATTTATTATGAACGATTCGCAGATGAGAGGATACTTAATATAGACTTTGCCGCTGGATTCAAAGAGGTGGCGAGAACATAAATGGAATTTAATCTAAAAAATCTTGAGGCTGCGACTAATCCTAAGTTCTGGCCCATGTACAAGAATAAAGACAGGTACCTTGTTTTTTGGGGCGGTGCTGGTTCCGGTAAGAGTTACTTTATAGCCGCTAAAATACTGGTACGCGTATTGGTAGGAATGAAGCTAAAGCACAAGCATAAATTCTTAGTCTTGCGTAAAACCGCACCATCGGCAAGGAAATCCATCTTCACGCTGTTTCAGACCTATATCAATAATTGGGGAATGTCGAGTTTACTCAAAGGCGGCAAGCCTAATCTGACTACAATGACCTTTGAGTTTCTTGACGGCTCACAGATCATATGCGGTGGAATTGATGATCCCGAGAAAATAAAGTCAATCGAAGGGGTATCAAGCGTCTGGTTAGAAGAGGCAACGGAATTGACACTATTAGATTTTACACAAGTTGATTTGCGGTTACGTGGTAATACTCCGGGATATAAGCAGATAATCTTATCTTTCAATCCGATTAGTGAGGTTAATTGGGTTAAAAAAAGATTCTTCGATGATAGACAAGACACCGAGAACGTAACTATTCCAAGAGACGCTGCGATACAATGCCAAAGAATTAAGTCAGAGCGTCTTATTGACGGCGAAATATCGACGACCCATGCATACATCCACCACTCGACGTATAAAGACAATAAGTTTATTGACGCTGAGTACAAAGCCGTTCTTGAGAACTTAATCAACCAGGACACCAACTACCACAACGTGTATGCTTTGGGCAAGTGGGGCGTGCTTAAGGGGCTTATATACAACAACTGGACTATTGACAATGATTGGCCAGAAGACAAGGAATTTGACCAGATAGGCTTTGGATTAGACTTTGGGTATTCAAATAATCCATCAGCGGTAGTAAAGGTCGGCTTTATCGGTAGTCATTTATTTGTAAAAGAGTGCTTGTATGGTACGAAGTTGACTAATCCAATGCTGGCTCAAAAACTAAAAGGTGGGGTGCTACCAGACGAAGGCTACCAGATATGCGCCGATTGTGCTGAGCCAAAGAGTATTGATGAGCTGAGATCGAACGGAATCAACAATATAATCGGCAGTAAGAAGGGCAAAGATTCAGTCCTTCATGGAATACAGCGGGTACAGCAGTACACGGTACACGTTGACAATGAGAGTACTAATTTAATCAAAGAATTCGAGATGTATAAATGGGCGGAGAACAAAAGCGGCGAACAGCTCAACCCGCCTAAGCCGGTAAACTTTAACGACCATGCAATGGACGCACTACGTTATATTGTGGTTCATATGAAGGGCATGGTCAAAGCAGGGGTTATATCGCTGGTTGACGATTACCGGGAAGATAAAAAGAATGAAATGGCGGACGAAAACTACGATGCCGTAATGGACGACGATAATTGGCAGGGATGGGAGTAAATGACGAAACCAACAGATAAGCAGGTACAAGCTTATATTGCTTCATGCTGTGGCTTTTCTGAGCAACAGATCGGGGTTCTGATGGGCATATCACAGCAGGCTGTGTCTCGGCTGATTGCCCGGTTTAAAATCAACAGGCAGCGTGAAGATATAGACGATGACGATATTTGGGATACTTTTGAGCCAGTTTCACAACCCCCCATAACAACTATAAGTTATGCTAATTACATGGATTGCAAGATTAAGCAGAGATTTTAAGTTGTATTTGCCCATTAAATACAGAGAGGTCTTGTTTTTTGGGCGATATAAATGGGGTTACTTGCTGCTATTGCAAACAGGTTTAGATTGAAGGGGGCTGATATTGGCGGGTGGAATGTGCTTCCAAGTCAATCTGGCAAGCCTTTTTCTTTAATCAATCAATCTTTCGGTTTCTTGCAGTCATTCCGTAGCAAATACAGTAACGGCATGTCCCAGCAAGAACTTATGAGGCGTTATACGTCTTGGGTTTATGCCTGCGTTAATAAGAACGCTATCAATTGTGCTCAAATACCACTAAGATTGTATGTAAACAAGCAAACTGGCAAGAAAAGCCTATTCCCAACCAATAAAGTAGACAATAAGACAGCAGAATACTTGCGTAAATCTCCGACAGTTAATAAATTCATGTCGAGTAGTAGTAATATTGAAGAAGTAACCGGACACCCCTTCCTTGAACTAATGCGAACCGTAAACGAGTTTATGAACGGCTTTGAGCTAATCGAAATGACCGTGTCGCATTTAGAACTTACTGGCAATTCATATTGGTTCATTCTCAAGAACAATCTTGGAGTTCCTACGGAGATATGGTCTTTATACCCACAATATATGAGGCCGATTGTCAGCGAATCCAATTTCATAAACGGTTATGTTTTCAGCGTTGACGGCAATAAGAAGGTTTTGCTCGATGCAGATCAGGTTATCCATTTTAAATACCCTAACCCTAAATCACCAATTCTCGGTATGGGTAAAATTGAAGCCTGCGTGTTAGCCGCCGATTTACATACTAATATGAACATATACGAAACGGCGATGTTTGAGAATAACGCAATGCCTGATTTCGCGTTCGTATTACCGGCTGATGCTGGTTCTCCGGACGACACCCAGATCAAACGCATTAAGAGCCAATTCCGTAAGCAGTTCGGCGGTGTTGGTAAAACAGGTGGAATGTCCGTTATTCACGGCGGCGCTAAGGTAGAGCGTATCAGTATGACACCTAAAGAGATGGCGTATAAAGATGGTCGCAAGTTTACGCTCGAGGAAATAGCGGGTGTGTTTGGTGTGCCATTGAGCAAGCTAACCGTCGATAATGTCAATAGGGCAAACGCTGACGCTGGCAATTATACATATTTGAGCGATACTATCTTACCTATATTACGGCGAATTGAGCAAAAGATAAACGAACGCTTAATGCCTTCTTACGATGACAGGTTACTTGCGATATTTGACAATCCTGTTCCAGAAGATAAAGAATTCCGCTTGAAAGAGCGTGAAAGCAATCTAAAGACGGGCTATAGCTCTATTAACCAAGAGCGACAAATTGACAATCAGGAGCCGGTGGATTGGGGCGAAGAGCCTATAATGCCGATGGGCATGGCAACGCTCAACAGTCAATCGGTTATAATTCCTGAGCCTGCAAAGCAAGTTAAGAATACAAAAGCCAACGTTGCACCCCTCCAGCACGCCACAAACTTCATAAACCAACCACTAACCAGGTCGTTGGCTAACTTTTTCCAGAGGCAGAAAAAAGAGATACTATCAAAGCTCGACGATACCATGCCAAAGGCGGTCAAGATCGATGCCAGTGCCGGGGATATGGTGTCCGGTTGGTTTGATGTCAATAAATGGAATAAGGAAATTGACGATGCAGTTTTTCCTTATATCCGTGCTACGTTCTTGTCAGGTGGTGAGAGGGCGATAGAGCAGGTCGTACAGGGCTTAAAGCTCGACGAAAATGCTCCGGGTGCTATCGGTGCCATGGAAGCAAGACGGGGCAGGTTGGTCGATATAAACGCAACCAGTAGTAAGCTGGTTAGGAATCAGGTTGCCGCTGGTATATCAGAGGGCGAAAGTGCTGTTTTAATCCGCAATCGTATAAACAATCTATTTGACGATAGCTTTACGAAATACAGGGCTGCTAAGATAAGCAGGACTGAGACTATCTGGGCACATAACGCCGGGGCGGTTGAGGGGTACAAGCAAAGCGGAGTTGTTTCACGCAAAGAATGGAGTACGGCCAAAGACGATAGATTGTGTGAGTTCTGTGCACCAATGGACGGCAAGATAGTTGCTATTGGTGAGCATTTTTTCGATTTAGGTTCGTCTCAAGAAGGCGGCGAGGGTGGGGTTTTACAATTCACATATGAAGACATCGACCATCCACCATTACACCCTCAGTGTCGATGTGCGATAGTGCCGGTGATTGATTGAGGTTAATATGTATGTTACCAGACGCAGAGAACGAAATAAAATGATTGAAGATTCGGAGAATAAAAGGCCGAAGGGAAAAACCAATGCCAAAACCAAAAGAACAAAATCAAAACGTACTAAAACAATTTGTCGCTAAAATAGATGTAGATGAAGACGAGCGGGCAGTAACAGCTACTATATCGACCAGCGGTATTGACCGTGATGGCGAGATTGTTATGGCTAAGGGAGGTCAGCTTGAAAACTTCTTGAAAAACCCGGTTGTACTATGGGCGCATAACCATTCATCTACACCAATAGCAAGGGCATTGTGGGTCAAACAGAGCAGGGGTAAGCTAATTGCAAAGGCTAAGTTTGCCGAGCATGAATTCGCACAGGAGGTATTTGACTTATACAAGGGCGGGTTCTTACAGGCGTTCTCGATTGGCTTTATACCGACGAAAACTCACAAACCGACACCAAACGAAATAAAGAAAAACCCCGAATGGGCTGAGGTATGGCGGGTAATTGATGAATGGGAGATGTTGGAATTCTCAGCAGTACCAGTACCAGCTAACCCGGAAGCATTAGCCACGGCGGTCAAGACTAAAAATATAACGCTATCACCTAACCTGGCTAAGGATTTTGAAGTCGAAAGCCCAACGCCTGACGATGATGTAGTTCATTACGCTGCGAACAATATCAAGGAACCTACCGGAGACAATTCAGAGCAAAAAAATGACGAATCAAATAAAAATAAAGCTGATATTATCGAGGTAGCCCTTGATGTTGAAACAATAAATACGATAAAGGTTGAAATTGAAAAAGAAGCGGTTGAAGTTGAGCCGTTTATTGACATTAAAGCAGAAGTTGAGGTCGAAATATTACGCAAAAAAGGCGTGATGTTCGCATAATGCCGGAATAATTAGTTGGATTGTTGGAGATATCAGGCGAAAGCTGGAGATATTAGACTTGAAGATTGAGATTATAGGCGATTAAATCGTTGTTTATAATTTTGGAGATCAAGTTATGAAGAGTAAAATAAGGCTATTGAAAGAATGGGTAAACGGTGAAACCACTTACCCCGAAGGTCAACTGTTGAAGATTTCAGAGGAAGATTCAGCTGCTTTAGTTAAGCAGGGTATCGCCGAGAATTATGAAGCTAAAAAAGGCGATGTAATTAAGGTTAGCCCTGAGAATGGCAACTTATCGCCAGAGGAACTTAAGGCTGAGATCAAAAGCATTCTCGCCGAGACGAATAAAGACACGAAAGACACAGCCATCGAAAAAGACGGCTTCGCTCAACAGGGCGGGTTTAGAAATATCTCCGAGTTTGCATGTGCCGTTAAAGATTTTGGTGTTGACGTACCAAATGAAAAATTAACAGATTGGAGTAACTACGTCTTGAAGGCTCCGACTGGTATGGGTGAACTGGTATCTTCGGACGGTGGCTTTTTAGTGCCGACTGAATTCAGGAACACGCTTCTTAAGGATTCGCTTGAGGCTGCCATTGTAAGACCGAGAGCAACTGTATTGCCGATGGCAACTAATAGCGTTAAGATTCCTGTTGTTAACGAATCGACACGCTCTGGCTCGGTATACGGCGGTATTATTGTTTATCGTCCGTCTGAGGGTTCGAGTAAAACCGCGTCTGCTCCTAAGTTCGGACAGGTTGGTCTTAATTTGCATAAGCTGGTTGGCTTGTGTTACGTGACAGACGAACTGTTGCAGGACAGCCCGATTACCTTACAGCCATTGCTTAGTACGATGTTCAGCGAAGCGATTGCATTCCAAGAAGACGAAGACTTCATCAATGGTTCCGGTGCTAATCAGGCTCTTGGTATTCTCAACGCACCTGCCAGCGTTTCAGTTACAATAGAAACAGACCAGGCGGCTGAATCAATCGTTACTGAGAATATCGTTAAAATGTGGTCGAGACTCAAACCTCGTTCTGCTGGTAATGCTATCTGGCTTGCTAATCCGGACTGTTTCCCGCAGCTTGCCACATTGACTATGAATATCGGAACAGGTGGTTCTACTGTTGGACTGGTACAGTCTGTTGCTGGTGCACCGGGAATGACTTTGATGGGTCGTCCGCTTATTCTCACAGAGCATTGCCAGACTGTTGGTACTGCTGGTGATTTATGGCTTGCTGATTTTAGGCAGTATCTTGTCGGAACAAAATCGTCTGGTCTTGAAGTTGCAAGTTCTATTCACCTTAAATTCGACCAGGATGAAACTGCGTTCCGCTTTGTTATGCGTTACGACGGTCAGCCCTGGGAGATTGCGGCAAGGACTCCTGCTCATGGTGATAATACATTAGGCAGCTTTGTCAATATCGCAGTACGCGAGTAATAAGTAAAATAAAACCATATATTTAGGAGAATTAAAATGAGTGATTTTCACTTAGTAATGCCAACAGGCTCAACTTCCCTTGCTGGCGGTGCTATTGCCGATTTTCAGGATAGCGGTACTGTTAGTGATATTGTTTGTATGAAACAATACGAAACAGCGTATTTCCTCATCCATTGGGGTGTAGGTACTACCGGGACAAGTACGATTACCGCTGTTCCTGCCGATGATGCAACACCATCTAATACAACTACGGCTATACCGTTCTATTACAAACGAATGAGTGCTGGTGAAACCAATACGGCTTGGACTTCGAGTTCGTCTTTAGCGACAACCGCAGGAAGTTCGCAGGTATATATGATTAAGGTATCTGCTGCCGATTTGCCTGTAGTTAGTGGGGTTACATATGAGTATGTATATCTCAATATCGCACAACTCGCAAATGGTCCATTGCTCGGCGGCTGTATTATCCTAATGGCAGACCCTCGCTATAACGAAGCAACACTTGATACGGTAACTGATTAAAATCTAAACTCCATGCCCCTTTGCCATTAGGCGGGGGCGTGGAATTATTTAACAGAAAGGTCAATTATGAGTAATCCTTTAAATAGTAAATGGCTACAAGGAAGCATGGTTTTGTATCCTCCGACCTTAGTAGGCAAGGCGTTTTGCGTCGATGCTACGAATGGTGCGGCTGGTAATTCCGGTCTTGACTGGCAACATGCTTTAACTACAGTCGATTTGGCTGTTGCAAAGTGTACCGCTAATTCAGGTGATAAGATTTACATGGCTCCTTGGCATGCTGAAACAGAGGCAACGGCTGCTACTGATATTTGGACTATGGATATTGCCGGTGTTGATTTGATTGGCTTGACACAAGGAAGGCAAAAGCCGACTTTTACTTTTACTGCTGACGATGCTCTTGCACAGGTTACTGCCCCGAATTGCGTTATTCAGAATTGTAAATTTGTTAGTGGTGTTGAGGATTTAGCATCCGCATTAACACTTGGTGCCTTGGCTGATGGGGCAACTATTGACAATTGTACTTTCAGTGATGGGGGAGCTGCTAACTTGGAATTGGTGATTGGCATATCTATCACGGCGGATTGTGCTGATGTGACAATCAATAATTGCTTTTTCAATACTTTTGTCGCTGGCTCAGGTACACTTGCTGGTATTCATGCTATTGGTGCGGCTGATAGATTGCGTATAACGCATTGCCAATTCATTGGCGACTGGAACACACAAGCGCCGATAGATATTCTCGATGTCGCAAGTCTTGACGTTTACATCGCAGACAATGATATTTTCCAGCTTGACGCTACTTGTGGTCTTGCAATTAGTGTATGTGCAACCACCACAGGACTAATCGTCCGCAACCTGATGTTTGCCGGCAAGAACACTGTAGCTGGCTTGTCTACTGCTGATGCTTGTGGACAGCTTGAGAATTACCAGACTACTGTTGAAGTTGAATCTGGCGACCTCGTTCCTGCTGTTGGAACATGGGTATCTTAACAAAACTTAATCGGGTAGGGCAATTCGGCTCTACCCATCTTTTACTTGGAGTATTATCATGGCTTTTGATACAACCGAAATAGCTGACGTTGATGGTCATGGATTTTGTGTCTTTGCGTTCGATGCAGATCTAACAACAACTACGGACGGTGAACAACTTGTCGCTGCTGTCGCTGGAAAGAGCATATACATCGAGCATCTTTTCATCAGTTGCGTTTCAGCGATAAACGTATCTATTGGCGAAGGCGTAACGTCTAATGCTGTTGTTGATGTATGGACTACCTTTGAGTTTGTAGCTACCAGCGGGGCACCAATAGACATACATTTCTCAAGGCCGGTTAAACTCACCGCTGCAACTGCTCTCGGTATTGAATCGTCTGGCGCAGGCTATGTGACGGCAATCGTTTCTGGATATTACAAATAGGGGTAAGACATGGCTTGGATTACTTCCAAAGATGCGGACGTTTGGCCTTACGGGTGGACTGCTTTTAGGTGGTCAACTGCTCTTAGTAATACGGGCGAAACAATTAAAGCCGCTCCAGGTGCAGGGTTAAGTCTGTATATTGAAATGATATTTATTCAATCCAGCGATGCCGGGCCACCAAGAAGAATCACTATAGGTGAAGGGTTGGCTCTCGGTACAGTAACTAATCCCTTTTTCCAGCTTAATCTATCTGCGACCAGCGGTGCACCTATGATTAGGCACTTTGAAAGACCTGTAAAACTTACAGCCAACACCGCCCTTGCTATAGATGTCAGTTTTACAGGCGGAGATACTACAGTTATAGTTCAGGGCTACACTAAATAAACAGAGATACTTCGATTTGAAAGCGATGATAAAATGGAACAGTTTGGCATTGTAATGAGCATGATTTGTGTATTGTTTTTAGCAATTATTGGTGTTTATGTTTGGACTTTCAAGGTATCTAATGACACGAAGGAAACACTTGGCGATATATACAAAAGCGTTAATAGTCATCATCAAGACATAACTATGCACATTGGCACTGATGCGTTAGTCACCGAGAAGGTCTGCAAGGCACAACGTATAGCATTAAAAGAGGCACAAGTTTCGATAAAAGAGGACATTGGTGAAATAAAAGACGACATAAAAACGTTACTTAGCAAGGCTGGTTAATGCGAGACGAATACCAAATACCGCTTCATTCCACACTACCTGACATGCCGTCTGCCTCAAATACAGACCATGATGGTAGATATTATACTCAGGCTCAGGTTGCGGCAGGTTATGTCCCTTATTCAGGTGCTACAGGTGCGGTCGATTTTAACGCTCAAGACATGTCTAATATCGGCACAATCGGTTCAGGTGCTATAACTTCAACCGGAGCAATCACATGCACATCCCTAACCGATGGCACTGCCACGCTTGACGACGGTGCGTTGTCTGGTGTTACTACGATAGATTGTTCTGGTGTTGTGAGAGCAAAGAATACGTCTGGTGCGGCACATTCGTTTTATAAACAATACTCTTCTGTGAATACCGGCATAACAAATAACACTGAATTTATAAATACAAGGGCCAACGTAACCCCTTTTATTGCTGGTTTTGGGTCAAGGCTTAGGCTTGGTGGAGCTTACGGTGCAGCTACACCTTATAACGGAACTAAACATATATTCGCTGAATTAACAGGTGAGGCTAAAACAGATTTGAATACAGGCGTATTCAGGATATGGGTAAACAATACCCGTTCTCAGGTTGCTAATTTTTCCAGCACAGAGATAAACTTGCTCGAGAACACAGAGGTTACAGGAGCAATTACTGCTACGGGCAATGTCGGTGGTAGTGCTATAATTACAAATTCAGCAGTAGCTTGGGATTTAGGTGGTTACACAATAGGCGCGCCAACTATAGAAGGATATTTGTCGGTTATAGTGGATGGTAATACTTATAGAATAGCATGTGAGGCGGTATAAAATGGCACAAATAATACTAACAATATCAGACGAGAACAAAGTAAGGCTTGGTTCTGCATTGAATTGGCTTCATCCGAAAGATGAGGAGTCAGCCTTGACGGACGCACAGCATACGATGGCAATGCTGAAACATTATCTTGCAGACTTAGTACGCATGTATGAATACGAAGTAGCTAAAAGAGATATTTCAGTAACGACAGACGAAAACTTTATGGAGGCAACATGAGCAAGGACGTAAAAAAGACAGCGAAAGAGCAAGTAGCGAAAGACAACACGGCAAAGATTGAGGCTCTATGGGCGCAATACGGCAAACTTCAAGCCGATAGAGAGAACGTAGCGAATACGCTGGAAAGAATCAACCAGCAAATGAGAATCGTATACGCAGAAATAGAAAAGAATAAGTGAGTCTGTAATGGCTAATGAAATACAATTTAGCAATGTTCCGAGTTTAGCTAACACTTACGCCGTTAAACGGTTCGCAGGGCAGGTTTATAATCATACAAGCAATGCGTTCGAGAATTGGGCAACGGCGAATTTGGCGACGTACAAAGTTACTACCAGTGAAAACGGTGATGGTGGCGGTTTATATGTTGCCGATTTTGATGCTGAAAGTGACGGCTTTGCCGCTAATGTTTACAAGTTAGAACATTTTAATAGTAGCGATACGAAAATAGGTATAGCGTTAATTGACTGGGATGGCACAGCAGAGGTAACGGTAAGAGATAATTCGGCTGATATTGCTTTGATATTAGAGGACACAGGCGAACTACAAACTAATCAAGGAAATTGGACAACAGCAACGTCAGTAACAGTATCAGATAAAACAGGATTCAGTTTATCAACAGCGGGCATTCTTGCAATTTGGCATCAGTTGACGGCGGCGGTTGTAACCGCTTCAACTATGGGTAAACTTATCATTGATTACCTTAATGCGGCAATAAGCACAAGGGCTACCGCCGCGGCTGTTGTTACTGCGATGGAAACTGACGGCAGTAAATTAGACCATCTTTGGGAAACAACGGCTGACGATGCTGGTGTGAGACAATTCACAACTCATGCTTTAGAACTTGGCCCTGCTGGTGGTAGTGTTTCGTTTAGCAGGTCGTCTGGTATTACCGTTTATTCTGGCTCAGATCGTGAGTACGCAGAGGGCGAAATAAACAGGCAAAGCGGTATAACAATAAACAATCCAGACGTTACAAGATCAAGTGAATCAGAATCAACTGCGACGGGTGTTGCTAATGGAACGGATGTACCTAAGCCAGGAATTGATAGGGGTAGCGATTCAACTGTAAATTAAGAGGCCAATATGAGTACAATTACATTAAATGAAACTTTCCAAGTTGACGGTGCATACATTGCCGTTACCGATGTAAAGTTATCTGATACCACAAGCACATATGGCGTGAAGCGTAACGATACCGATGTAGTGGTAGTTGTTGACGGTCAAGTGATGTCTGAGGACTCCGACGGGCAATGGAGTTATTCGTTTCCGGCTCCTGCTGATGGTTTGGTTTATACATATTGGGTTGAATGGGTTTATAGTGGTGTTACTTATTGGGACGAGCATATATTAGACGCAACAACTACAACGAACACGCTGGCAAGCCGAGCAGATTATAAAACCTATGCAGGAATAATGGTTACAACCAACGATACCCTTATTGACGACTTACTATTGAGGGCAACGAAAGAGATTCAGGTGTATTGCAATCGCAAACTGATAAGTGAAACATTCCGTGAGGAATACAACGGCGATGGTACTGGTATTATTGCATTAAACGAATACCCGGTAACTGATATCGACTTTGTATCTATCGGAAAGCAAGACGCTTTGAGTATTATTAACGTCAATTCCGACGCTTACCGGGCGGCGGTTAGTGTCGAGGATAGCACGCTGATAGCCCCAACAATGAAGCTGGAAGTTTACGGCGGCGATAACGATGGTGCAACCACACTTACATTGTCCGCTTACGCTACGCTGTCGGCTCTCGTGACTGCGATAAACGCTTTAGGGACTGGTTGGACGGCTGCAACACAAAGCACGGCGTATGACAACTACAGCCCTATTGAGTTGATACCTGCTGGCAAAAGAGAATCGCTGGATAGTTATGCTTATTTTTCAGTGCCAGAGGAACCGCTTGAATATTACAACTCCGACTTAGAAACCGGGGTGATTACACTTGATGCTGCTGTTTCACGCGGGACTGCAAACATTATAGTTAAATATACGGCAGGTTATTCCGATATTCCTGGAGATATTGAGCAGGCTTGCATTGAATTGGTAAAAGATATATTCGATAGACGGTCAAAAGACTTCTCTGTTGAGAGTGAAAAGCTCGGCGATTATTCGTACAAGCTGGCAGGTGCTACAGAGTTTACAATGTCTGATACGATAAAAAATAGACTTAAACCATACAGGAATCTTGATTATGTTGGGTAGCATATTAGATTTGACATGTTTAGTTCAGAGCGTAACTGATACGAAGTCTGCTATGGGTGGCGTTATTAAGACCTATGCTACCCGGATCACGTCTGCACCATGCTCATTCAAACAAAAGACCGTCAGATTCATGGATGAATATAATAAAGCGGCAGAGCGGACTATATACAGGTTCTACTTTGAAGCAAACACCACCAATAACGCTATTACTGTAAGCGACAGGATTGTTTACGACAGTGGTAAGTTCGAGGTTGATAGTGTTTATGATGTCGCTGGTAAAGGCAAGGTTCTACAAATTGATTGCACAAAGGTTACTTAATGGCTCAGGATTACAAAATAACTTGGTTCGGTAAACAGTTTTTCGATGAAGCAACAAAACATAACGTGAAAGCTATGAAAAAAGCTACGTTTATGGTTGAGCGTGAAGTCAAAAAAAGCTTTGGAACTGGTGCGAGTAGAATGGATGTAAAGACGAAAAGAGGGAAAAATAGTTTCCATAGACCGTCAGCACCGGGTTTTGTACCTAATATAGATAATGGTATGTTGAAAAACTCTATCGCATCAAAAATACGCCACAGGGCATCACAAATTTCAGGATTCGTAGGGGTACTAAATCCTATGAAACCAACTAAAAAAGCAACTGCCGCTGGAATAAGAACGAACGTACAATATGGTCTTTATTTAGAACTCGGAACAAAGAATATGGCACCAAGACCGTTCTTGCGACCTGCATTGAGGAAATTAAATAGAAAAATACTTAGACTGTTCAAGAAGGAAAACAGCTAATGTTGGCCGAGGTTGGAAAAGCTATATACGATTTGTATTCAGGCGGTGCCGCTGACGGTTTAGCTTTGCGGACTGTTAATACCGGCGGTTTGTTCCTGGTACAAGCTCAGTCTGGAACGTCAGAGCCTTACATCGTCTACAATTGGGAAGGCTCAACACCTGATGATTATATGGGCGGTCAATCAGATCGTATCGAGAGGGTTGATATACAATTTAACATCTACAGCAAGGCCGATGACGGCGGCGTAGAGGCTGCAAATATACTCGATAAGCTAACCGCACTATATGATTGGTGTACGCTCACCTATACGTCTGCAACGCATATAGCAATGGCAAGATTAAGTACAACAAATGTCGGCTTCGTCGATGAAGTCTGGCAGATAACGTCAATATACGAAGTAACTTTCAAACATGCTTAATAGGAGATAATGAGATGGCTTTTTATCATGGTAAAGAGGCAATGGTTAAGTTTGGTTCAGACTTAATCAATTTACAAAACTGGTCTTTGACGACCTCGGTTGATATGGCAGAGATTACAGAAATGGGCGATACATGGGGCAATTCGGTTTACGGACTAATAGATTTCGCAGCAACTGCTAATGGCCAAAATGGGATTGGTTGCGATACCGCGGCGTTACTTGGTACTTCTAATCCTCTTGTATTCGAAGTTGACCAGACAAACCAATTTACAGGTACGGCGTTTTGTACCGGCATAAATGAAACGCAAAGCTACAGTGAAGTTGGCACGATAAGTTATACGTTTGTTGGCAATGACGTTGACGGATTAGCTTGGTCTTAAATAAAATAAAACTTTAGATTTCAGGAGATATTATCATGGCAGCAGGAGACCCTATTCACGGGAAAGTAGGCGGTGCTACGTTTGGACTTGGTGGCACGCTTGTTACATTTGCGTCAGTCAGAGGTTGGACGGTTGACCTTACCGCTGACATGGCTGAAACTACCGAAATGCACGCTACTAATAACGGCAAGACCAGAGTTGCAGGTATTAAGCATGGTACAGCTACGGTCACTTGTTTGTATGTGGCGGCGGCTGACGTACAGATTAACATTCAAAATGATGAGGACACATTAAGACTGTACAGAACTAAGGAGACGGTCGCCAATGGCTACTACGAAGGAGAGGCAAAAGTTACAGGCTGGGAGTTGAGTGTTGATATAAACGATGTAGAGACTATTACATACAGCTTCATATTTACCGATGCAGTAACAATCCAAACAGACGCACCAGCATAATAAATTAAAAAAGAAGGGAACTTTATCATGGCTAATTTAGCTGACACTTTAGGCGGTGGCTCTATCACGTTTAATCTTAACGGAAAGAATTACAAAGGCGGGCAGATTACGCTTGGTGATTGGGCTGATTTCCAAAATCATATCCAGCAGAAACACAGAGCAGATTTGCTTTCAACTGCAAAAGAAGTTTACGGCGATAACATTCCAACTGAGATATTCGACAAACTATCTGCTCCGCTAAGTGATGATGCCGTAATGGACGCAGCAGCAACCGCTACAGGGGCAAGGTACTTGCTCTGGAAGTCTTTAGTTGCTTACAGCCCGAATATGACTATTGAAGAAGTTGGCGATATGATTGGCCTTGCAGACGTTGGTGATATTATTACAAAGCTAATGTCTGGGTTTGAAAAAAAAACGAAACGTCAGAGACAGCCGGTAAAAAAGAAGAAGAAATAAGCTGGAGTATGTCAGTCGCCGTACTCTGTAAATACTATGGCTGGACGTTAAGCGATGTCAGAGAATTGACATTGAAGCAGTTTAGTATATTTATGAAAGAGCTTGGTAAAATCTTGAAGATGGAAAACGGCAGCGATGGCGAGAGCGAGAAACTCACAAAGGAAAAAATGATAAATCAAGCAAGATTTGATCCGGCTATTAGAAAGAAAAAGGAATCTAAATAATGTCTACACTCGGTGAAGCAAAAGTAAATATACGCGCCAACCTTAAACCGTTAAAGGCAGGGTTAAAAAAGGCGTTTGGTCTTGTTAAGTCTGCCATGGCTGGAATTGCAAGGCGTGTCAAGACCGCGGCCAAGGTAATAGCTGCCGCTTTGATTGGAATCGGTATTGCTTCTATTAAGATGGCGATGGATGCTCAGGAATCGGAAAACCTATTTGAAGTTTCTATGGGTAATATGGCTGACTCTACAAGGGAATGGTCGGAGGAAATATCTAAGGCACTTGGGCTTAATGCGTTTGAGGTAAGAAAGTTTGTATCTACTTTTAATGTTATGCTTAAAGCGATGGGTTTTGGTGCTGAAGAATCTACCGGAATGTCCCAGGCATTAACACAGCTTAGTCTTGATATGGCAAGTTTTTATAATCTCAAACCAGAGGAAGCGTTTTTAAAATTACAGTCTGGAATTACAGGTGAAATTGAGCCACTTAAAAGACTTGGTATTTTAATAAACGAAACAACAGTTAAGACGTTCGCGCTAAATGAGGGGTTAATCCAAGAAGGTGACAATTTATCTGACACGCAAAAAGTAATGCTCAGATTTAGGTTAATTCTAAGGCAAACAAAAGATGCTCAAGGTGATTTAGCCCGAACGCTTGGTAGTACTACTAATGTTTTTCGTTCTCTTTTTAGCGTAATCAAGGACACTGCGATAAATATAGGCAACGAATTTTTGCCGGTTGTGACAAAAGTTGCAGACCAGCTAAAGTTTTGGTTCGTAGATAACAAACAAAACATAGCAGATTGGGCGGCCATTGTCGCTGTTCAGCTTGAAAAAGTTGTAGGGTGGTTCAGGGATTTGTGGGAAATACTTAACGATAAAGGGCCATTAGAGGTGCTTAAGAAATTAGGTATGGACATAAAGAAAGCCTTTATTGTAGTATTGGAAATACTGAAACCACGAGCAGAGGAACTCGGCAGGATGATAGCTAAGGGATTCGCGGAAGCATCTGCGAAAACAAAATTCTTTGCGACATTGGCAGCTACTGTTGTTGCGTTGGGTGGTGCAGCTCAGGTCGTGTCAACACTACAAGGGTTGAAAGGTGTCGCTACGGCTGCTGCTGCGGTAGGTGCTGGCGGAGTTGCGGCGGCTGGCGGAGTTGCGGCATTAGCAGGTGTCGGAGTTGGTAAAGGTATAAATGCTATTAGAAACCGGCGTGCTGATGCCGAAATACAAGGGCTACTTGAAACGCAACGAGGTTATCAGAAGGCTTGGCATATTGAGAGAGAAAAAATGATAGGCGAATATACTAACTAAGGGATATTCAAATGGCGATTACTGAAAACTTCGCATCGAGAACAATGCACGAAACGGCTGAGGGCGTTACGATGCTACGCGTCTTTGATGGTCTTTGGACTGACTGGGACGACCATACTTTCGATATATATATAGGTCAATCTCTACATGAAGATTCAACTGAAGCGTTTGGTGATACGGTTTTATTCAACAGCTTGCGTGCTACTGACATTCAGACGATTGCGGTTGATAATGAGCATGTGAAGATTGAGGCCTTATATAGTACCGAGTACGGCTTACCGAGAGAGCGTAAAGTGCCAGATCAAGTATATAGTTGGGAAGAGAATCTCGACATTGGTGTTGATGAAGAAGCCGCTACACATTATTACTCTTACACGGAGGGTGCAGAAGGCTGGAAGGATTGGAATACTGTTTGGGCGGCTGCTAATTCAACTTTAACAGCAGACGCAGTAGCTCCAACTATATACATAAACAAAGGCCGTATGGTCTATTCTGTTACTGCCTACGCGAGCAGGTTTTATGTCAAGCGTATTTTAGATAACCTTGGCTGCGTTAATGAAAACACATGGATGAAAACTTACTTCCAAACCTTGCAAGCAACTGATATTCAAACCGGCGATGGCATTGACGATGTTGCGTATATAAACGATATAGGTAAATGGTTATTTACCGGGTGTCCGATAACGAGACTGAAATACAACTGCTGGCAGTATGATTTTACTTTTGTTTTTAATTTCGACGGCTGGAATGTTCAGCATGGAATTGAGACAGGAATGTATTATAAATATGATTTTGAGGAATTACTCTTTGGTATGCGTGCTGAGGCAGAAAATGACAGGAGTGGTCGATAGTAATGCTTAAAAGAATACCAAAACTAAAAAGCGGCGTAATTCCATCTTCTAAAGATTTCAATGCTCTGGTTGACCGTGTAAACGGCATGTCTAATATCGTAGGCCGTGGCGGGATTACAGTTAAGCAGTCTAATCAAGGTGTCAGTATTAACCCAATTGGAAGTAGGCCACCATTAAGATTATACAAAATACAATCACTTGGTACGGGCGATGGAATATACACTTGTCACCATGTAACCGTAGACGCTACCGATTGGGCGGCAGTTACGCTTACAGATAAGTATGTAAAAGTTAATGAAGTCGATACGGACGTTTGGAATTTAGACGAAAACTACCGAGACGGTCAGGAGCTATCGCTCGGCGATTATTTACAAAGCTGGCAAGTAAGCGACGATGAAGGCAATAAAAGATGGGTAGGCCGTAGAGCTAATCTCGGTGTTGGCTGGATTCGATGGTTTAAGCTATCGTCTGGTTCTACTGTGCCATTGGTCGGTAAACGCCAAACCTGTAATGCCGGTTCTTTTTCTGATGCAGCAGGTGCAGAGAGCGAGTACATTTACTCACAACCGCAAATTGATAAGACGCATTATTTCACTGACGATGTTGTAGCTGCTGTTTTCGTTGGCAACTGCTGGGTTGCTCTTTATAATCAACCTGTTCCTTTT